AAGTCTTTGTCTACTAGAACGGCTTTAAGACCTGTACTAGCGAAACCATCGATTACGTGAACATTACCAAGAAAATCAGATTTTGACATATTAAACGCCTTTGCCAATACGTCAACATCGATTTCTGCTTCGGTGTCAGCATCAATTAGAAGGTGTAAATCTTCCATAGAAGAACGCTGGCGAACTGCAAGTGAGTTGAAGTCACGAGAACCATTTGGCAATGTCATTTTCTTAGCAGTAGAACGAATAGCTTTCACGAAAGCAGTTGCAGAAGTCGCATCTGTTGGATTAGTAACAGGAACAACCTTGAAAAATCCTTTTGCGAAGTAGTTGTCGATGATCAGTTTCATTGATTCATATTCGTCAACCTCTGCACTATTGTAAATAGCATTAATAATAGAAGAAACAAAGTTATCAAATGCTTGAGCAGAAATGAAAGCAGTTGATAGCTGCTCGTCTGAAATAGTTTGAGTGTAAAAATCTTGACGGTTCAATTCATGGAATAAAGTTTTTACATTCGGGATAGAACGTTTGAAAACGGTATCCTCTGAACCTTCGGGATCATATTTTTGAGCTTGTACAATATCGGTAAAAATTTCTTCAATGGATCGACCTTGTGTCAAAGCCCCTCTTTTGAATTGCTTCAATGGGTTTTCTAGGCTTGCTTGTGTAACAACGACTAAGCCAATACGATCAACTAAAGCCGTAACAAAAGCATTTTGCACAGTTTGAGACATTTGAAGGGAAGCTCCAAAGTTAGCAATATCCTGTGCAGAAGCTAGGTTTTGATATTGTGAGAATGTAGATGGATTAGAGTTAATAATCGCATTGATAATGTCATACGATTCTGAAACTCCTAAATAAGACTTGACGTCTTGAATAGTAACACGTGACATTTATTCGACTTCCTTCCTATTATTTCTTTAATTTTTGTTCAATGGCTTCCAAAGTAATAGATTGCGAAAACTCCTTCGCTTCATCTTTCTTTGGTTCCTCGTCTTTTACTACCCCTGTCTGGCGGAATAATTTGCTATTAGCGATAACAAGGTCGGAGTTATCTTTTGCAAGTTTCTCCTTCTCCTTATTTAGTGTTTCATATGAAGTTGTATATTCTAAATTGTGATCTCGTAAAGAGGTTAAAATCTCTGTTTTTCTTCCAGCTTCAAGATCAGGGGTAAGTAACTCGTTTAATAATCCTTCGTAATCTTCTCTATTTAATGGCATAAAAGAACCCTCACTTTCAAATTATTTCTTTAACTACTATTATTATATCAATTGAGGAAAAAGTTTGATATAATTTTCCATGCAATTATGTAAATACTTGTACTTTTTTGTCGAATTTGCTTGAAAAAGTCATTCATTTATGATAGACAATAATCTATTAAAAATTTTGTAAAACTTTTTTAGGAATATGCTAGACAAAAGTTGAATAGGGTGATAGAATTGGAAATGTAGAGAAGATGTTCCAAATCATCAAGACATTAAGTTGTAGCATGATCAATAGAATTTCTTCTCTATCAAATAATAGGAAAGTAGGGAAAAGAAAATGGCTGGAAGAAAAATGATGTCAAGAGAAGTCACTAGCACAGTGATCAGCTTGGCAATGATTGAAGTAGTAAACGGAGAACCGAAAATGGTTCAACTTCCCGAAGAAGTAATCATCGGAAATGTATCAATGGAGTTTGCACAACGCTTACTTAACAAGAAATATGGACAGCCCGTCACCATTCTTGAAATTGTAACAGACACGCAAGTGTACGAAATGGCAGTTGAAGATTTTATCAAACACGCAAGTGTGAAAGTGGCAGAAGAGGTATAAATAATGAATACGTTCATTATTGGTCTTCTAGTTGTTGGAGTTATATTCAACTTAACAAATTTAATTATTAGTATTAAAAATCGGTAATTCGGAAGAACGTAGTTCCGCCTCCGTAGGAGTTGGGTTGCGGAAACAACCCAAAGGAGTGAAAACTTCCTTATTATATAGTTGTAATTGAATCGTCTGCCCAACGTCATAGGGTAAGGAGTTCCCCAAACTCTTTCATTAAACATAACAAACTAAAATCGAAAAGGTGGAAATTTAAAATGTCAAACGAAATCGCAAACCAAAACCAAGAAGTAACTGAAATCATGGAAGCTGGTAAAGTTGTAAGAGAAAATGATCAATTCCAAGTTATTCAAGATTCAGAAGGTAAATTCAAACGCAAAGCTAAATACGCTCTTTACTCATCTTTCAAAGCTGAAAATCGTGCGGATAAAATCTTCCTTGCTAACTTGTTAGAAGGTGCAGAAGAATCAGGTGAAGGACTTAGAAATCACGTTGGTAAAGTCATTGAAGTAGCTGACATTATCACTCGTCCGTATGACAAAATCAATGAAGATACTGGTGCACAGGAATTTGGTGTTCTAACATACTTAATCACACCTGATAAAACTGCTTATGTAACATCTTCTAAATCTGTTTACTTCTCTATCACAAGAGCTATGGAATTGTTTGGTAAGCCTGACGAAGAAGGTTGGGAAAACATCACAATCAAAGTTCTGAAAGAAAAAGGAACAAACGGAGATATGATCAAAATTAAAATCGTTGGATAATGGAGGTTATGACAGATGCCAGCAACAACAAAAGGTATCTACCATAATCTAGTGGAAAGTAAATACGTGATTTCTAACTCGGAAATCACGTTTTATTTTTCCTCAAAATTTTACCTTAATAAGTTTATGGCAGAATACCCAGAGCACAGAGAACAATTTAAAAGTAAAATGGAAAATCTATTAAAAGAATCGCCCTTTAATGTAACCGTATTAGCAGACATAAAACTCTATAAAACAATCGAAAAAAGAGGATTCTTTGTAAGATTTAGAGGTGCAAAGATTACCGAAGAAGACCTTAACAGGTATGCAATAAATAACATGGTTAATAGAGAAACATTGGAATGGGTGATTATCCAGTATGGCAAAGATAAGAATATCAGACAAGGACAAGAGGGAATACAATAGACTTAAAAACAGCGTTAAGTCTAAGGTGAATCGGGTTAAAAAGAATTATGGTGTTAACCTCGAAAACGAAATCAGTATTCCTGACTTGTCCTCTTTTTCTACTCGTAAAGAGTATAACGAATGGAAACAAAAGGCTTCATCGTTTACAAATAGAAATAACGCACGTTACCAATACAGAAAAAATAAAAAGGGTTTAGTGTATACGGTAGCAGAATTAAATGAGTTCAAACGGTTAAATGCAATCGAACGGAATATCGCAAAAGAAAAAAGCAAGAAATATAAAGATCGTCCTTTTATGAGACATGGTCAACAAATAGGAACGGCTGGCGAACGATTTGGAATGTTAAAGAAACCGAAAAATATTGGTTTCAGTGTTCCAGCTAAATTCAATATTAATAACTTTGGTTCTAGGTACGATTTAGAAAAGCGTAGAGAAGCAATGGAAAGAAGAGCGAACCCCGAAAACTTTGATAGACGTTTAGAGAACTTCAAAGAACGTTACCTATTCGGATTAGATCAAACGTTTAACGGTGACGAGGAAACGTATGAAGTTATCAGAAAATTGTCAAGATTATCAGCCGAAGATTTGTACAATCTCTATCTTGAAAATGTTGAACTTCAAGTCCTCTTCAATCCCTCACCCGACAAAGGGGTAGTACACGGTGTTGAAGTAGTAGACGAAAATGATCATCGTGATACATTGTTTGAGGTTGATAAAATAGTAGATGGATTTTTGGATGGAACAGGGGATAGTACCGTAGACCTTTTAAAGTATTTCCCAAATAATTAAATGGAGGTGGTGCGGTTGTAAATGGCAAGAAAGAAATATTCCTGTGACTTTGAAACAACCACAACCAAAGAAGATTGTCGGGTATGGGCATATGGTTACATGGAAATCGGCAACAAAGAAAATTATAAAATCGGAAATGATATGAATGAGTTTATGCATTGGGTCAAAAAATCGAATGCGGATTTATTCTTTCACAACCTCCGATTTGATGGGGAATTCATCGTTAACTGGCTCTTAAAGAATGGTTTTGAGTGGAGTAAATCAGGGGAACCGAATACCTTCTTCACCATCATATCAAATATGGGTCAGTGGTACATGATAGACATTACCTACGGACGAAAAGGGAAACAAAAGCTACATACCGTTATATACGACAGCTTAAAGAAAATTCCTTTTCCTGTTAAGAAAATTGCTAAAGACTTTCAACTCGAAATAAGAAAAGGCGAAATCGATTACCATGCACCAAGACCAATCGGACACGAAATCACAGAAGAAGAATTTGGATATATTAAAAATGACATAGAAATAATAGCTGACGCATTAAAAATACAATTCGATCAGGATATGAAAAAAATGACGGCTGGTTCAGACAGCTTGTCAGGATTCAAGTCCGTTATCTCCAAAAGCGTATTTGAAAAACTCTTTCCCGTATTTGATAAGGATTATGACAAGAATTTTAGAAAAGCTTATCGAGGTGGGTTTACATGGGTAAATGAACGGTTCAAAGGACTACCCATTGAACAAGGAATCGTATTCGATGTAAATTCCTTGTATCCATCACAGATGTACAGTCGTCCTCTACCAGTGGGCATTCCAATCCCCTTCAAAGGCGAATATATAGAAGATAAATTATATCCATTGTACATTAGTCACATCACCTGTGAGTTTCAACTAAAAGAAGGATACATCCCAACTATTCAAATTAAAAACAACCTACTATTTCGGGACAATGAATATTTAACCTCGTCCGATGGGGAGATAGTAGATTTATATGTGACAAATATAGATTTAGAACTCATCAAAGAACATTATGATTTATTTAATGTGACCTATGAAGAAGGTTGGAAGTTTCAAGCGAAAACAGGAATATTTAAAAAGTTTATTGATAAATGGATGTACGTAAAAGTTCACGAAAAAGGGGCAAAGAAAGCTCTAGCAAAATTGCAGCTTAACTCATTATATGGAAAATTTGCAAGCAATCCGAGAGTAACAGGAAAAGTACCATACTTAAAGGAAGACGGTTCGCTAGGATTCAAAACAGGGAAGGAAGAATATAAAAACCCCGTATATACACCGATGGGTGTTTTTATCACAAGTTGGGCAAGATATACAACCATCACAACGGCTCAAAAATGCTATGATCGCATTATCTATTGTGATACAGATTCTATTCATCTAACAGGAACCGACATTCCCGAAGCCATAAAAGATGAAGTTGACCCCGACAAGCTAGGTTATTGGAAACATGAATCAACATTTAAACGAGCTAAATTCATAAGACAGAAAACTTATGTTGAAGATATATACGCAAAAGAAATAGAAGTAATCGAAGACGGAGAAATCAAAAAGAAAAAAGTTGAATGCGAACCGCACGAAGCGAAAACCACAATTCTAAATGTTAAGTGCGCTGGTATGCCAGACGGAATTAAACACAAAGTCACCTTTGAGAATTTCGAGGTTGGGTTTAAGAGTTTTGGGAAACTACTGCCGAAGCACGTAGACGGTGGAGTGGTTTTGGTAGATACGGAGTTTACTATAAAGTAAGAAAGGTTGTTAATAATGGGCAATAGAAAACTTATTGAAAAAGATGAATTCTTAAAAGAATACAATAAGTTAAAAGGTGAAGGGCTATTTGAAAAAGATATTGCTGACCGTCTATTTATAACATATGACACCCTTTACAACTACAAGAAAGAATGTGGTCTTCCTATGGATAAGGGATGGAAGCGAACCAAAAGGAAGTATGAAAGAGAAACGTTTATTGAAAAATATTCGTTATTGAAACAGCAAGGACTTAGTGAAAAACAAATAGCCATTGAAATGAAAATTGCTAAGGTTACTCTTTACAAATATAAAAAGGTTTATGACGTTCCTTTGATTACACCTGAAACAAAGGAGTTAACCAATGAAAATGGTTTAACAAAAGAATGGTTAGAGATTGCAAAGAAAAACGGATTAGATTCAAGTACAGTAAATGCTAGGATACGAGAACATCATTGGAGTGTAGAGGATGCTTGCACGATTGAAGCATTGCCAAAAGGTCAAAAAATAATGAAAAAGGGTGAAAGAATTGATAGGAACTAATGAAGATCTAAAAAGAAGAATTGATTTTCTATTGGAAGAAAATAGGTTTTTGCAACAAAGAAATAAGGAGTTAAGACAGAAAACATACATTCAAGTGTATGATGAAAACTTAAAATTGACAGAAGAAAATAAAACACTAATCAAAACCATTGATCAACTAAGAGAAGAATTAATCAAGGTCGGAAAAATAGCAGATAAATATTATCAAACATCTATTGATTTAAAACATCAAAATAAATGTTTAAAGGATGTGATTGATAGTGTTGAAGCGTTTATTCAGCAGTTTACCAAGTGATTGGATTTATCCAGCTATTTTGATTGTGATTGGATGGGCTTTTGGATTTATTATATGTGGAGGTCATTTTTAATGGAAAAAGAAGTATGGTGTCCTCATTGCGATGAGTACAAAATTGAAGAAAAACACACAAAAACACTTAATGTATTATGCAAAGAAGCATTCGAAACAGCAAAAGAAAAAGGCTGGCACGATCAACCGCGTG